TTTGGTCGGAAGATGACGGTTACGTTCCAGAGATAGATGCACAATCTGGTGATGGTGACTATGATAAACCACACTCACAAGCTCTTAGAGTTAATCACAGCCACCGAACGATTCGTCGTTCCCAACCCGTACGTGCACAGTCCGATACTGTTGTCCCTCCCACCAATGTACTTAACACACGCGCCCTTTTTGCTAAAGCAGTAGTTAAGATTCAACACCCCACTGTAGTAACTGATGCTATCGGAATTTTTGGTAATACGATATTGATGCCTAGACACGCTCACTCTGCCATCTGTTTCTTTGAAAAAGGGGCAGAAACAAATGTAACAACAGCACACCAAAATAAGACGATACGCCTTTCAGAATGCCCATTTAGAGATATTAAAGAGTATGAATTAGTTGCAGTAACACTACCACCTAGTTTTTCGTTTAGAAATATAACCATGCACTTTAACCAATCAACCTCGCCAGAATACACCCTACCGTCAAAAGTATGGTGTATTTCACTTACAACGGACCGTACCAAGTTTGCAGATGTTACTGGTATTTCAGAGAACGTACCCATCGCCCTTTCAATAGCCGCGTATGGTGAAAAGTACTATTACATAAATTCAGCTCACAACGCCTTCCGTGTTAAAGGATTCCAGGCTAACGGCCTCTGTATGTCTATTGGTGTAGACAACCAGGGCCGTGTGCTTGGGATACACGTTGGTGGAACTGAGTTTGATGACACAGGTTATTTAGTACCAATGTTCGCTGATGTACTAGCTATTGAAGCTCAATCACTTGGCTCAATGAAGTATGTCCGTTCAGTCGAAGATCCTCCTTACCACACCAGAAAGTCGAAAATCAACCCCTCTCTCATTCGCATGTAATGCATAAGTCAATAACCGAACCTTGTATCCAACGATCCGATGACCCACGCTTACCCTTTCCTTCTGACCCGCTTATTGAGGGCTGCAAGACCATTGGAGCCCCGACGTTGTCCCCTGATCCCCAAATTTTACAAGCAGTCGAGGATGCGGTTTTCGATATGATTGTCGACCGCTTCCCCGTACCTTGTATGCCAGCACCCGTTTCCGTTGATGTTGCAATAAGCCCACGACTCCCAAAGCTCAAAACTTTAGATAAGAACTCTTCAGTAGGTTACCCTCTTTGTAACCAGTATGTAAAGAAGGGTGACATAGTCGAAGTTCTGGAGGACGGATCTGTATACTGGAAGGACCCTTCAATTAAGAAGTCGTTTGAAGAGTCTTATAAGTTACGAGAGCAGCTCCGCCCTGTAGATACTGTCTATGTCGCTCATCTGAAAGATGAAAGAAGAAAACCTGAGAAAAACAGACAACCAGGCGGTACACGAGTTTTTCATATGTCTCCTTTTGAGCTTATGGTTAGTACCCGCCGTGCAATGATCCCGTTTATTGAAGCCTGTGTTTCTGATCCCATCGCCTCATGCCACGCTATAACGTTGAATCCCGATTCGAAGCAATGGTCAGAGATGATCGCTAAATTTCTTGTAAAGGGAACTGAATTTATTCAGCTCGATTTCTCGAAGTTTTCCGACTCAATGCCCCAGGAATTCGTTGAAGTTTTCTTCAGCCTAGTGAGCCGGTGGTACCAGAAACACGGTATGTTACACCAAGAACTGGTTAATGTCCTTCACACCCTGAAGGATGACATTATGAAGTCGAAAGTGCTCGTCTATGGAGACGTTTATCAGATTTCGAATGGTGTCCTCCAGGGTCATCCCCTCAC